ATAAGAAAAAAAATGCCACCCAAATTAAGGCATACAAGCGGTTGCATGCTAAAGCCCATAAAGATGATATAGCTATTTATATGAAGGAGTACAGGACACCGTATATGAGGGGATATAGGGCGCGTCTTGCGAATGACCCTGTGTTTAAGGAAAAAAGAAGAATATATGTGCAGAGGTATTTTAAGAAATTAAGGATGGCTGCTCTAAATAGGTATAGTGATGGTAACCCTAAATGTGCATGTTGTGGTGAGCGTACTTTAATATTCCTCGGTATAAATCATCTGAACCGTAGCATAAAAAAGCATACGGGGCATGGCCGAGACTTGTACGTATGGCTTAAGCATAATAATTATCCAGATGGGTTTAACGTTTTATGCCACAACTGTAATATGGCGATGGGGTTTTTAGGGTATTGTCCACATCAATTAGAGGGTGACAATAGCAATGTAGATTTTATTAATATTAAAGAGACATCAAATAACAAAGGAGGTCTATCGTGGGTTTCTATCTAAGTCCGGGTGTGTATACCAAGGAGACGGATCTATCGGATCTCATTCCGAATATAGCGACTACGTCAGCCGCTCTTGTCGGCTATTCGCCGAAGGGTGACGCTAGTCAGATACGTCTAATTACAAATCCTAACCAGTTTATCGAGGAGTATGGTGAGCCGGTGGTGGGTGAGTACTTCCATTATTCAGCTCTTGCATACCTTGAGAATGGAAACAAACTTTACTGCCTACGTGTGCATAAGACCGCACTGTTTGGTGGGTGTAACATTATTAAGGCATCGGGTATTGGTGTGAACGCAGCTTTCTTAGCGGGTGTATCCGCGGCTGATTTTGAGGACGTCTCAAGCGAGGACGTGCTGTTCCAGGTTTTTGGGAAGGACCAGGGTGTGTGGGATGACAAAATTGGTATTCGTGTTACGAACATTGACGAGACCAATTATGAGTTTGATATTGAAGTCTATTATCAGGATGATGATGGTACGTATCAGAAGAAGGAAGTTTGGACGGTATCTCGTAAGACCAAGCTTGACGGGTTCGGGAAGCAGGAATACCTTGAATCCAAGATCAACGACTACTCGGCTTATATTCGAGTGGCCGACAATACGGCCGAGGCTGATACGGTTCTACCTGGGCCGCAGGCAATAACCCTCGCTTTAGGTGGTGGTTCGGACGGTAGTGCTATTACTAGTGCTGAACTCGTTCTTGGGTGGGATGAGTTTACGAATCCTGACGACGTTGATGTTCGTATTCTTATCAATGGCGGTGAGACGGAGGTACCTGTTCAGACCAAGATGAAGACTGTAGCGGAGGCAAGGAAGGATTGTATTGCCATCTTGGATATTCCGTATGATGAGTTGACTTCGGTAGCGTCTATGGTAACCTGGCGTACCGATACGCAGAACTTCAATTCTTCGTATTGTGCCTTGTACGCGCCGTGGGTGAAAATCTACGACAAGTACAGTGATACCGTTATAGAGGTTCCGCCATCGGGGTACGTGTCTTCGCAGATAGCGTACAGTGACTACGTGGCTGATCCTTGGTATGCACCGGCGGGCTTCAATAGGGGCATGCTGAACATTATCGGTTTGTCTAATATCTTCACGGCGGGCGAGCGTGATTCTCTGTATGAGGGCCAGCTTAACCCGTTGCAGACATTCCGTGGACGTGGACACGTCATTTGGGGCCAAAAGACTCAGCAGACCAGGCCTTCAGCACTTGACCGTGTAAACGTTCGTAGGCTTCTTATCATTCTTGAGAAGTCTATAGCAGCGTCGCTCGATTATTTCGCGTTCGAGCCTAACAATGACGTGACTCGTTTCCGTGTACGGGCTACTATTGAGGAGTATTTGGAAACGATATCCGCTCGTGGAGCTTTCCAAACCGAGCTCGGTGATTCGGGCTACAGGGTGGTTTGCGATACGACTAACAATACGCCGGCTATAATAGACAGCAACGAGCTTCATGTTGACGTGTATATTAAGCCGTCGCGCGCCGCTGAGTTCATTGAGCTCAACGTTGTCATTACCAAAACCGGCGTGAGTTTTGAGGAGCTAATTGCCACTGGAGCTATGCTTCAGTAAACCAAACATGGCATGAAATAAGGAGGTGTAAGACATGACTCAGATGGGAGTTACTAATTTAAAGTCCAATTTGACTAATCCTGCACGAGTGTATTTATGGGAAGTGTTAATTCCTAACCCGATCGGCGGCGGTGACTATGAGACCTTGATGCTTAGGGCTCAATCCGCATCGCAGCCTGAGCGTTCGGTTGGGGCTATTAATATCCCGTTTAAACAGTCTGCTGGAGTGGTCTACCCAGGTAAGCTTACTTATCCGCATACTTGGGACGTTACGTTCGTTGAAGGTGAGGACCGTGCTGTATTTGATGCCTTTTATGCATGGGCTCAGAAGGTGGTGCACGATAAGGATAACGTGTCTACGGGTGAGATAAAGACCAATATTTATCTCAACCTCATCAACACGAAGGGTGAAATCGATAAGCGGGTCAAGCTTATTGGGTGTTACCCACAAGCAGTGGGCGCAGTCGTACTCGATTATGGCGCAGAGGGTCAAGTGGCTCTGCCTATTACGTTCGCTTACGATTCGTGGGAAGAAGTATCAACATAAACAGAAACACTTATTGAAAGGATAGGCTGATAAGATGTTGATGGGGATGGTGTCGTCTGTCAATAAGCTCATACGCGGTAGCCTCGACCTCCAACGGTCATATAACTTCGATGTTATTATGCCGTCCATGTTTGGTATAGATGGCTATGCGGTGGGCAAGTTCTGTCAGAATATCAAATTCGGACAATATGATATAGCTGAGCTCTCGCGTATGAGGTTTGGGGCATTTAAGACCTCATATGCGGGCTTATTAGACATATCGTCCATTACTGCCACGTTCTTGAAGCCAATACCAGACATCGTATCGGCTTATTTTAAAGAATGGAGGCTGAAGATAGTAGATAAATCTGGGTTTTTCGGTATTAAGTCCGAATACGCCCGCAGTATCTACGTTATAACATCGGCGACCGACGGGCTTCCGTCGGGTGTATACCGGTTGACTGGTGTTTTTCCACAGCGTATGCCCGTGCATGTGCTTGACTACGGGACGGAGGACATCGTGCGGCTTGACGTTGAGCTTAACGTTGACCGTGTGGTTGATACCGAGGGCTCTATAAGTTCTGGGGCTGCTGTTGGAGAAGCGCTGTTGCCTAACCTCTAAAAATAAGGAGGATGTGCTATGAGCAAGTTTGTTGAATTAACGTTACCATCGGGTTGCAGGCTGTACAAAGATGTCGACCCTGCTAAGGTGAAGATTCGTACCTTACAGGGTAAGGACCAAAAGCTTCTGGCCGAACTCAACTATGATAATTTCGAGCGCAAGATCCTGGCTCTGCTTGAAAATGTCGTACAGGGTATCAAGCCAGAAGACCTCACCGTAGGCGATCGCCTTTATATTCTTGTTTGGGAAGCCATCAATTCATTTGGCAGGTCGTATCCTATACAGGCGGTGTGTGAGCATTGTGGGTCTCCGGTGAACGTTGACGTTGACCTGGCCCAAATAAACTCCGTGGAATTAGATCCTAGCTACATGGAGCCGTACTCGGTAGAGCTTCGGGATGGGCATTCCATTAAGATGAGGCTGTACCGTGTCCGAGATGAGATCAAGGTGGCGGACTTCGAGAAGGCGGGCAAGAACGCATTCCTTTATCGGTTGGGTATCAGCTTGACGGATGACAGGCGTAATGATATTGAACGTATGATGGTGCTCGAGGAATCGGACGCCGACGATATTGCGCGTATGAGGGCTTTTCATACAAAATTCGAACATGGGCCTAAGATGGAATACAAGTACGAGTGCCCGGATTGTGGAGGTGTAGGGCTAACGCCCGTGCCCTTTCGCATTGACTTCATTTTGCCAGTTGGGGAGACCCTTAAAGGATATACAGCAGATGACGTTCGACCTAATGTACCATCTGGGGATGTCGCTAGCTGATATTGACAACTGTGACGTATTTGACTTGGAATGGTTTCATTCTAAGGTTGCTGAGGAAAAGAGACACGAAAAGGAAGATATGGCTAAAACGCTAGGAGCGTTTATAAAGAGATGATAACATTCGGACATCAAGGAGCGTTTGGAGGGTTCAGGTCAAGATACCTTAAGAAGGGTATGTCCGCTATGTCCCGGCAGACCGTTGATACTTTGGTGGGCATAAAGACCAAGTATAAGGACTTTATACGGTTCTTCAAGTCCATGAAGATGAGGTACAAAGGGACTGATACCGAGCCCGAAATTGATGGGACCTTGAATGCTCTGTATAACGTTCAGCGCCAGTTGGGGACGGTGCTTTATACTAAAGGCCGTCCGGCTACGGATGCTGAGATACAGGACATGCTGTCCAGCATTGAGCTTATAGACGCTCGAGTGGTGGAATTCAGTCAGCGTATGTCCGGCGATGCGGAGCTCCGTAAGCAAGCCGAGGCCGCTGCCGAGAAGACATCAGTATCGGCTGAAGCCTTGGGTGGATCGTCCAAGGCAATAAAAGAGTCCATAAGTCAAATGCCCGGCGGTAAGGCCGGGAAGCTGACGGCGCAGGATATAAAGGGAGCCGCGCCCGAATTATTTGAGGGTGGAAAGCAGTTAGGTAAGGGTCTTCTTACCGCTGCGCTCGGACCATTTGCTGGAATGGCTATGGCTGCTGGTGGTGGTGCGTTGGGCGTGGCCAAGAAGATGGTATCTAAACGTCAGGAAGCTAAGCGCTTGCAAACGGCACAGATGCTCATGCCCGTTTCCGAGATGACCGCTGAGGGAATAAAGGAACAGGTTGAGCAGAGTAGGGAATTTGGTACTAAGGTAGGCGGGGTAACACGCAAGTACAGAGGTACCGAATATGAACCTGAGTATGGGGGTCCAGGCTTTGGAGATTCTCAGCGCTTGGTGAAACCGTCGCCCAAGCAGCGTGAGCTCGGCGGTAAGGATAAAGTTCAGGAGGGTCTTGTTAAGACTCATGCCTTAAGCCTTGAACAGTTCTTTGGCAAGCCAGCATATAAAGCTAAGTACACCAAGGAAATAATGAAGCTCATGAGGAAAATAGCCGGCGTTAAGGGCGGAGTCGGGGCTATTGACGGTGGTGGTAGAGTGGGCGGTGGGCTGTTAGAGGGTATGATGGGCGGATGGATAGCAAGTAGTGGTTTGAAGGGAATAATAACTGGCGCGTTTATTCCGTTAATTGGTATTGCCGTAGTTACTGCTATCCAAGAGGCGGCTCATAATATTACGATGTCCCTTCTTCCAGAATGGATGCGTAAGTCTAAGGCTGTGAAGCATGGTGTGACACTTGCCACTAAAGGGCCGGCGAGGATGTTTGCTGATATTGGTATGGAAACCACTACTGATACTTTACAAGCTTTGAAGGGTGCAGTTAAAGGGGACAAGGAAGCTATTGAGAAAGTGAAGCAGGAGGGTACAGAACTAGGTCAGGGTGGTATAGCGTCATTAGGAGTGAAGGGTGGAAAGGCCGTGGCTGGATTCGTAGGGGAAACATACCGCAAATTTACTGGCAAGTCTCCCGAGCCCGTTGCAACTCCTAGGCCACTAAGTAAGATTGAACAGCCTCCGCCTGCGTCTGCGGGGGTAGCATCGTCATTGGTTTCTATACAAAAATCGTTTGATGCCACGTCTAAGGCAACCATTAAGGCACTAAGGGATATGACGTCCGGATCGCAAACCATTCCGGGCAGGGAAAGGTCCTCTAAAACGTCCGATCCTGTGGCTTCGGTGGCTACGGGAGACTATGGATAGTATGTTTAAGAATATTTTAATATCACTTAATACTTTTGAATACAAAGGACATATTGCTGGGTACACCGGTTGTGTGTCTGGTAGGGAGTTTTAAATGGTTTCACCGACTTCTGTAATGGGTATAGCTTCACAGCTTGTAGCAGGGGCAGCTAAGCAGATATTTACGGTTGACTTTGAGGGTAGTAAAACCACGGGCCGTGCTTCCGATTTGGGGCAGTCCAAGCGTCGGTGCGGGTATAAAGGGGATATAAACTTCAAGGTTCCGGATGCCTATACAGTTCAGGTGGAAAATAAAGACTGGATCGTCAATGCGGTGCTTCAGGATAAGTTGTCGCTATCCGTTACTTCCGAGTGGGAGCCGTTCGTTGACATGAGTGGTGTATCGAACCTTATACACGGCGCGGTGCAGTTCACAACCCACAAGGCGCTGATTGCAAGGTGGACATCGCGTAGAATATGGAAGGGAACGTCGCCGCTGAGAATAACACTGACCCTTAAGTTTGAGGCTATATACGATGCCGGTAATGAGGTAACGGACGCTTGTTTGGCATTGCAACAGATGGTGTTGCCAGCCAAGGGAACGGAACTACTTGGTGCGATACCTCTACTAGACCCGCCAGGTCCTTCGCCTCATTTATTAGATCAGGATGGTAAAAACTCAGGCAAATACATAGAGGCAGTAGATAAATGGGCTAAAGAGGGCGGCGATACAATTAACATTGTTATCGGTAAGCTTATGGAGTTTAAGAGTGTCATTATTAAGGACGTGCGGACCGATATAGAGCCTAAGTTTACTGCTGATGGTAACCCGGTGAGTGCCACGGTGGACATCATTTTTGAGACGTATGAGATTTTCACCAAGGAAGCCATATCTAAGGCATACTTGAAGAGGTAATATGAAGCGTACGCGTATTTTTAGTAAGGTAACTGTAGACACTGTTGATTCGTTGGATCATTTGCATAACAGCCTTTCGGGGTTCGTTATGGAATATCAGCCTACATATTATCGGATAACATCGTCCGATCTTATGCGGCCCGACATGATAAGCTATAAAGCATACGGGACGGTGAAGTTTTGGTGGGTTGTGTCTATGGTTAATGATATAGACGACTGCTTTAACGACATAGTCGTTGGTGGCTTACTGAAGATACCAAACATTTTGGATATTTACGCTTTTCATAGATCTAAACAAATAAGGTGATATTAAATGAGTAGACTAGTAGGTAACTATTCGGTAACGCTGAAGTTTGGGAACGAGGTTGTTCAGCTTAACCCTATGACGTCCGAGAAGTTTGTTATTACTCAGGACATGAATAGCCTTCTGCCTAGACTGGACTTGAGGTTTAAAGACCCAACTGGAATGCTGACTCATACCATTCCGTTTGATAAGGCCATGAGCCGTATTCGGGTCGAGATAAATAACAAAGATGGCGAGGACGTTGTAAACTCATTCGACTTTGTGGTATATAGGCGTATGCCTCAGGCGGCGTTCGGTACGTCTGCTTATTATGACGTTTCGGCTTTACTTGATGTGGGTAAGCCGTTCGCTCCATCATACTGTAGGTCATTTAACCAGTCAATAAAGACTACGCTTGGCGAGATAGCCCAGGACGAACTTGGGTGCGATCGTATGGAGATTGAGAATTCGTTGAACTATGTCAAGCACCTCGTACAGCCGTCATGGAACAACGTTACGTTCTTTAACTGGCTTAAGGCCAATCTTGTCGGACGGAGCGGTGAGTATGGGTATAAGATTTTTATACGTATGAAGGATAATTACCGCAACTTTACCGTGTCTTCTATTTATAACATGTTCTATGGGGATCCTTTGTATAAGTTTGTCGTTTCTGATGATCCATACAAGGACCGGCTTCCGATATATGACTATGAAGCGTACGACAACTACAAATATTTTGGGGCATTCGGCTCGAAGGCGCAGAACTATGGATATTTTGATTATATGAATTCTGGGTTTGTAGAGAATGACCTTTCCATTGACGATTTTATGTCGCTTACTAGGTATCATATGATAGATCAGGAAGATAGTGAGGACTCAGCTTCAGTAAACATAGAGGGCCGTACCAACGAGTTTACCTCGGACTTTGAAGGTCCTATGATGAACAGGTACTTCGGCCGTATGTCGGGGTTGTCTAAGATGTGGGTACTTATTGGTGGGCTTGAGAATATATCTCCTGGCGATATGGTATCGATATTCTTTCCACAAGGGGTGAAGGCTACGGCGAACGTATTCTCATATCAGTATAATGGCAACTGGTTGACTGAGCGCGTTGTACATGATTTTGGCAGGACCTTTAAGACCAGGCTACTTCTTACAAGGAACGGGTTCGATACCGACCAGGACACGACGCTCGTTCCGGCGGTAAAAAGGAATAAGACGAAATGATTGATGAATCGACGAAGCTAACACCCGTAAATACAAAGTTCAACGGCATGTATCGGGCTTTGGTTATGGACAACGACGACCCACTGCAGTATGGGCGCATTAAGGCTCGCGTGTATCCTATGTTGTCTGATCTTATTGCCGACGAGCTTCCGTGGGCTACGCCTGCGTTTCCTTTATGGAATGGCTCAGGATCTGCCTCCGGGTTCTTTGCTGTCCCTAAGGTGGGTACGTACGTGTTTGTATTCTTTGAGGGCGGCGAATTTTGGAGTCCGACGTACTTCGCTGAGGCTCCTACTGCGACTAAGGGTCTACCGGCTACCCGGACAAACAGCTATCCTAACCGCCGCGTACTTAGGACCGATAGTGGCTGGGAAGTGTATTTTGATGATACTCTTAAGGAATTTAAGCTTACTCACCCGGACGGGGCATACATTATGATTATGCCAGACGGTACTATTCAAATAAATTCGCCCGCTGATGTCATAGTTCGGGCGCTGAAGAATATAACAATATCGGCTGGGCAACATGCATTCTTGGAGGGTGCGGGGACGGTGAAGATAAACTCCTCAACCCTATTGGATTTTTGCACGTCGTTGCTTGGGTGGTCGTCTGCTATAACGGGCTTAGGTGCAGTTACCGCAAGCGTGCTTGGTGGCTTATCGGTGTTTAATTTCAATTCGGGGACTTCAATAGGAGGAGCTATTCAGGCCGGTCTGTCGAGGGTTCTTGGGACTCTTCCTAGTCAATTTACCGTTGCAACGAGGCTGTTGCATGAGAATATTGGGACGCTCGCAAGTGGTGATTATTTTGGGTTAGATATAGCTAAGGCGGGGGTTAAGAATGCTGTGGCCCTTGCTTCTGATGGGCTGTTCGTGCATAATGGCGTAGACTTTCAGAAGATAGCTTCAAATGTGGTAGAGGGGCAGTGGCAGGACTGGAAGTTCTCGATAGATAATACCGTACCTGCGACTGCTAAGATGTCGGCGTATTTGGGCGGCGAACTTATAGATTCGGCAATACCGTGTGGACAGGTTGGGGGCTTTGTAGAAGGAACGATGGATCTGGCTCAGAAGGGTGAGAGTGCAGCCAGTAGGATAACGAATACAAACTTACTCCAGGTAGTTACCGGTTTAGTGGGGTAGTTATGGCTGATCAGAATTGGTCTTTGACAGGGGTTGCAACAAAAGCTGTAAGGTCTGGTATTGAAACAGGGGCTATTGCCAATATCAATGATGATAATACAGGCACTATGCACGGAGCGGGAGACACAGCTCCACCTTTTTGGGGCAGTGGCACAATTGATCTTGACCATATTGTAACGTTCGCTCAGTCTGTTGACGTCATTAATAAGGCTGAGATACTGGTATCTGGAACGGGTCAGGGTGGTGGTGTTAGAGTACAGTTATACCTGTATTATAGTGGAACATATAATCTAGTCCTGGATCAAACGATAATATCGCCCACTGTATGGACGAACCAGCTACTAACTGTTTCGGGAACGTGGAATAACGTCACCAAGATAAAAGCCGTTTTGACGGGAGCTTGTGGTGGTGTTCCGGTTCCCACTCAGGTATACCTGTACGATTATGAGCTCAGGGCTTGGGGACCTGCGGGGCCAGCACCGGGCGTTTATGATGAAGTTAGTATAAGTGAATATGTAAACCTGGATATCTTTGCTCCAGGAATACATGCTCAAGATGATATAGCTGTTAATGAGTTGGTATTTTTGGAACTAGTAACTCCAGGAGTTCCTACGCTTCCTTTGGAGGGTAGGGTGGGGTGTTTAGGAGACGGTAGCAGTCATGGTGGAACAATTACATCGACGAATACAGACGGTAAAGGGTTTTTGGGCGGAGCCGAGATAGCTGTGAGTGGAGCCCTTCATAGTTGCCCAATAGAGGGGCATGGTGTTACGCCCATTACCCCTGTTGTATCTAGGACTTATTATAATGGCAAGCTTGTTATTACGGCGTTTTCGGTTGCAGGTTGTGGAGCTATTATTTTACCGGCAATAGCGAGACGCTGCTTAGTGGAAGGATAAAATATGGCTGTAACTTCAGTTTGGTCAGACTTGCATCATGATTTAGTGACGGATGCACACGGCAATATAAGGATTGCCTATGATTTAGATTCTGTGATCACGTCCATTGATAATATACTACGCACTTATCAGGGCGAGCGAGTTATGCTCCCTGAGTTCGCGTCTAAATTAAGAAATATGGTGTTCGAACCTATGGATGACAGCTTAAGGACGACGGTAGCGCGCGAGGTTAAGCGCGTCATTGAAAGGTGGGATGACCGCCCAACCGTAACTTCGGTGAGTTTCCATAGCTACCCGGACAACAGTAGCGTTGAGATGGAAGTGTCGTTTAGGGTAACTGGGCATACCGACATCTTTAAGTATTCTACGACAATATCTGGAGGTACATAATGAGCACGGATACACTTTCGTATGTGGATTATGACTTTGACAATTTAGTTCAGCAATTTATTGACCGCATTCAGCGCAA